GGACATCATCCGGGCGAAGGGGTGGCAGCTCGCCCCCTTCCGGAAAAACCCCGTGTGGCTGTGGAGCCACGATCGATGGAGCCCGCCCATCGGCCGCGTCGTCGAGATCGTCAAGGATCTCTCGCGCAAGGTGCTGGAGGCCTCCGTCCAGTTCGCGGACGCCGAGATCAACCCGTTCGCGGACATGGTCTACCGGCTGCACCGCGCGAAGTTCCTGCGCGGCGTGTCGGTCTCCTGGCTGCCGCTGAAGGTGACCCGGCCCGACGACGAGATGCGCAAGGAGCTTTCGCTCGGTCCGTGGGGCGTGGTCTTCGAGAAGGTCGAGCTGCTCGAGTCCTCCTCGGTGACGGTGCCCGCGGACCGCAAGGCGCTCATGAAGAGCGTCGGCGTGGGCGCGGTGCGCGGTCTCCTCGGAACGGCCGACCTCGAGCTCGCGTCGCGGACGCTGGGCGAGAGTGAGCGCGAGACGGATCGGGAGGCCTTCGAGGCCCTCGAGGAGGCCTGGCGAACCCTGCACCGGGTCGTGGTTTCGGAATCGACCATCCATCGGCTGAGCGCGGTGGCCGAGCGGATGGAGCAGAACGCGGGCGCGCGTACGTCGGACGAGGACACCCCGGAGCCTTCGGCTCCCGACGGGGACGTCCCGGGTCGTCGCGACCTGTACGCGGACCTGTTCGAAGAGGAAGACGAAGCGGTTCGTCGCCTCGACGCCATCGCGCAGCGCATGAGCGGGTAGGCCGCTCCCCCGCATCCGACGCGGGGAGGAGGAAGACGAAATGTCCGGCAAGAAAGAGCCCAGCGCTCTCGAGCAGGCCATCGAGCGGATGGAGGGCGGCGTGTCCAAGATCCTGGAGAACCAGGAGCAGATGGGCGCGCGCCTCTCGACCCTCGAGGAGGGCCACGGGACGCTGAAGAGCGAGGTCGACAAGATCCGCTCCGAGCACGGCAACGCGATCGAGGTCGTGCAGACCTCGGTCAAGAGCATCGAGAAGCGCTCGGCGGAGCGGACCGTCGAGATCCCGGGCCTGTCCGACGAGGCCCACAAGTTCTCGCTGGCGCGCGCGGTCGTCGCGATCGCGTCCGATGACTGGCGCAACGCCGGTTTCGAGCGCGAGGTGATGGAGGAGGCGCGCGAGCGCGCGCTTTCGGCCGGCACCGACTCCGCCGGGGGCCACATCGTGCCCATGCAGGCGATCCCCGAGGTGATCGAGCTGCTGCGCGCGAAGTCCGTCGCCCGGATGATGGGCGTCCGCGTCCTGCCGGGCCTGGTGGGCTCGCCGGCGCCGATCCCGAAGGTCACCGGCGGAGCCACCGCCTACGCGGTGGGCGAGAACAAGGACATCACGGCGAGCGACCAGTCGTTCGGCGAGATGAACCTCTACCCGCACGCGATCGCGGCGATGACCAAGCTCAGCCGCCGCCTCGTGCGGATGTCCAACCCCGCGGCCGAGACGATCGTGCGCGACGACATCTCGCGCGTGCTGGCGCTCTTCGAGGACCTGATGGTCTTCAAGGGCACGGGCGCGGACGGCCAGCCCCTCGGTGCCGCCAACCAGACCGGCGTCGCGACGTCGACGCTCGCGACGATCGGCACGAACACGTACTCGAAGCTGGTCGACTTCGCCGGCAAGCTCGAGGCGGCCAACGTGCCCCTCGACAACCCCGGCTGGGTGTTCCACCCGACGGGCAAGCAGCTGCTGCAGAAGCAGGTGGACTCGGACGGCCGTCCGTTGTTCCTCAACGCCCTGCAGCCGGCCGGCGACGGCCTGCGCCCCGAGAACGTGCTGCTCGGCTACCCGTGGGGCGTGTCCACGCAGCTCGCGACCACGGACGCGTTCTTCGCCAACTGGCAGGACGTCGTGCTCGGCGAGTGGGGCGCGATCGAGATCATGGCGTCGATGGAGACGTCCGACGCGTTCAGCAAGAACCAGCTCTGGGTCCGGATCATCAAGGAGATCGACGTGGGCGTGCGTCACCCCGAGTCGGTCGTCTACGTGTCCGACCTGGCCGCCTAAGGAGGCACGAGTCAGATGCAGGGCAACCTCAACGAAAACGTCAAGACGGTCCAGGCGCTGGATCCCGACAACTACGCGGCTTCCGCGCATAACGGGACGGCGATCGATACCCGGGGCTACCAGGACATCGAGTACACGCTGCAGGTCGGCGACATGGGCACCAACGGCACCATCGCCGCGAAGGTGCAGGAGTCCGACGCGTCGGGCTCCGGCTACGCCGACATCACGGGCGCGGCGATCACCGCCATGACCCAGGCGACGCCCGACCAGTCCAACAAGGCCGCGATCATCCGGATCCGCCTCCAGGCGCCGCGCAAGCGCTACCAGCGCATCGTGGTCACGCCCGGCACGGCGGCCTCGGACCTCGGCGTCATCGCCAAGCTCTCGGGTCCCTCGGACCACAAGCCGATCACCCAGCCCTCCTACGTCGACCAGGTCGTCTCGGTCGAGTAGGCGCGGCTCTTCGAAAACAGGACTTCGGGGTGGGGCTCTTGCCCCACCCCCACCACTCCCCGAAAGGAGTCGCCGTGGCAAAGCTCTACCGGCTCGCGGCCAAGGGGCTCGTGCTCCTCGACGAGAAGGGCAAGCCCCGGACCGAGAAGGTCTTCATCACCGACGATCATCCCGCCTTCGCGGGGCAGCGTCACAAGCTCGTCGAGGTCGAGCTCGCGGCACTCGGGACGATCGGGCTGACCCGCGACAACCTCAGGGGGCAGCTCGACCGCGCGGAGGCTCTCATCCGCGACGTGCGCGAGACCTCCGGTCGTCGGTTTCCGGTGACCAGGGGCACGGCCTTCGTGCGCGGCGTGCGCCGGGGCAACGACAGCGTCCTGATCGATCTCGACTTCGAGTACGAGGACGGTTCGGTCGCGACGCAGGTCCTGACGGTCCAGGGCCGCCAGGCGGACGCGATCCGCAGGGCGCCGTCCGAGATCACGGCCGCGGCGACGTATGCGAGCGGCCTGTTCGCCGCATCGGCGCCGAAGATCGAGGAGCCCGACTCCCCCATCGTCCGTGACTCGATCGAGGTCACGTTCGTTCGCAAGACGGGCGACGACGCCTCGGTCACCATCGCGTTCCGTCGCGAGGACGGGAGCGACGGCAAGGAGACGCTGCGCGCCGAGGGCGACGCGGCGGCCGCCATCCTGGGCGCCGAGGACAAGAAGTCCGCGGGCCTCCAGTGGGTGCTCGCGACCCGCTTCTCCGGCGGCGACAACGAAGGCGACGGCGGCGAGGAGGAGTCCGGCGATTCCGAAGGCTCCGAGGAGTCCGGCGCCGACGAGTAGACCGTGGACCTCACGACCAAGGCGCGCGTCAAGGAGCTGGCCACGCATGGCTCCACCGCGAACGACGACTGGTTCGACCAGGTCATCGCGGGTGTCAGCGCCGCCATCGAGGCGAAGCTCGAGAGGTACGTGGAGGTCGCGTCGCGCACGGAGAGGTTCCGGGCGAACGGGATCCGCCGCATCTTCTTCTTGATGGGCTCCCCCATCAGCTCGATCTCGGGCGTGACGAACGGCGGGTCCACGCTCGACACCGACGCGTACCGGATCCACCCCGAGGTCGAGGGCGCCGTCGAGTTCCTGAGCCCGCCGTCCGACATCTGGGACGGCGGGCTCGAGATCACCTATACGGGCGGAATGGCAGCCGACACGGCGGCGCTCATCGCCGCGTATCCGGATCTCGCGCTCGCGGCCGAAAAGGAGGTCCTCTCGCTCTGGCAGCGCAAGGGCCAGCTCGCCGAGGTCGTGAGCGAGTCGTATAGCGGTTCGACGCTCGCGATCACGAAGTCGATGGCCTGGCTGCCGGAGACCCTCGAGACGATCGAGCGCTACCGGCTTCCCTGACCATGCTCGAGCCCGAGGCCCGCTTCGACTGGCGCGCCTTCAACCGGCTCGTGCGCCGGTTCCCGAAGGTCGTCTCGGACGAGATGGGCCGGGGGTTCAAGCTCTACCTGCGCGCATTCGAGTCGAGACTCGTCGAGGAGCGTCTCTCCGGTGATCCGATTCGCCGGCGGACCGGCGCGCTCGCCCGCGGCTGGAAAGTGGTCGTGAGGGGCCAGGGCCTGCACCTGGTCGGGATCCTGTTCACGAACGTGCCCTATGCGCGTATCCAGGAGTTCGGAGGAACGGTGCGCCCGAAGAAGGGACGCTGGCTGTGGATCCCGGGCCAGGAGCTGCTGACGAGGGCCGGCGTGTTTCGGGGATGGGATCGAGTCGACTGGGAGGGGCAGCACGGCGATCTCTGGTATCGGAAGTCGCGCCGCAATCCCCGCAACCTGGTCCTGCTCTACCGTCGCGGCAAACGCGGCAAGATCCGCCACATCGCGACGCTGGCGAAGGAGGTCCGGATCGAGGGGCGCATGGGCCTGCGCGAGCTGGTGCTCAAAGACTACGACCGCCGCGTCCGGATGCTCCAGGCGGCTCTCGAGCGTGCCGCGGGCCGGGTGGCACGCTGACGCTACGTCGTGAGATGGGCCGTTCGCCCAGGAGACCTGCATGGCCATCGCGAGCACGGATCTGAAGGCATTTGGCGCCGCCAACATGGTCGACGCCGACACCGGCACCGTGGGCGGTGCCATCGACGAGACCCACAAGGTCGAGTTCACCCAGTTCGCTTCGGCGGCGATTCCGTACGCGGAGTCCGACAACGCCGGCGACACGATGAACATGACGATCGAGGGGCGGAACGCCGCCGGAGAGATCATCTCCGAGACGAAGGCGCTCAACGGCACCACGCCGGTCGGGTTCACGACGATGGGCTCGGCCGAGCGGATCTTGAAGGTCACGCTCGCGAGCGCCGCGTCCGGCACGGTGGTCGTCAAGGAGGGCAGCGGCGGCACGACCCGGATTACGATCGAGGCCGGGATCACGGACGTCACGGCGTTCTTCCGCAAGAGCGCCAGCGCGGGAACGCAGCAGGTCCGCTACGAGAAGTTCTTCTGGCTCAACGACCACGCGACGCTTTCGCTGACCAGCGCGCAGGTGACGCTGACAGCCGATCCGGCCAGTCGGATCCGCATCGCGCTGGAGGACGCGGTCGACGATACCGGCACGAGCACGAATCGGGCGACCGAGCCGAGCGGTATCGGCTCGTGGACCGACGACAGCAGCGCGATCAACGTTCCGGGTGGATCGCTGGCCGCGCAGGAGCGGATCGGCGTGTGGGCCGAGCAGACGCTTCCGGCCGACGATCCGCCCAACAAGAGCACCTTCACGACCCAGCTTTCCGGCCAGAGCGCGTAGGAGAAGTCATGACGCGAGACCAGATGATCGAGCGCGAGCGACTGACGCCGCGGACGTGCCGCGGGAAGTTCGACCGCGCGATCGTGAAGCGCGCACTCGGCACCATCGCCCGGCTGGAACATCCCGGGGTCGATGCCGAGCCCGAGGTCCTGGCCGCGCACAAGGAGAAGTACGACGCCTGCCTCAAGCGCCTGGGCGTGCCTTCCCGTTGCGTGTTCGTCCTGGATTCGCTCGCGCCGGCCGCGGAAGACCCCGAGGTCGACTTCCACGCGAAGGTCGTCGAGACGAAGGTCGCGCTGCTCGCCGACGGAGACACCGACAGGGCCCGGTG